ATGCCTAGGCTACGTGAAGGCAGGTAGAGCGATAGGGATGCTAAGTGTATGCGGTAGACGGTGACTGGTTAGCGTATGTGTTGAGGCTGGTTGTCGAGTGTGAGCGGTAGCGTGGTCAGGCCGGGGGTATATGTGCCACTCGATGTGGCCGGGGCTATGGCATACCCCTTCTCTCTATACCCGCAGCAGCGGCTTTCTATTGGTGCTAGGCAGGGTGGATGGCATACGCACGCGATGGACAGAGGACGGCGGTGGAGGGGGCGCAGGGGGAGAAGCTGGGGAAGCTGGCGAGGGCGTTGGAGGTGGAGCTTGATCGGAAGCGGGTGAAGCTGGGGACGATGGAGGAGTTGTTGACGCATCCGATGGGGTTTGGGCTGGTGACAGCGAGTCCTGTGCAGAGGGCGATTATGCGGATGGCGGATGGGAATCCGCTTGGGGAGTTGTGGAAGCACCCTGCGGTAAAGCGGGCGTTTGGGAGTGAGGACGAGCCGAGGGCGGAGGGGAAGCCAAAGGAGATGGCGGTGTTGTCGGCCATTCGATGTGGGAAGTCGTTGATGGCGGCGTGCATGGCGGTGCATTGGACGCAGGTGTGCAACGTAGAGAACCTTGGACCTGGTGAGATACCGAGGGTGAGCATCATCAGTATTAACAAGGACTTGGCGGAGGTAATCTTTGGCCATATCGTAGGCCGGGTGATGGCATCCCCGGCCCTTAAGGGGCTAGTGATAGGGGAACCGACGACGGATACGATAGTGTTGCGGCATCCGACGGGGCGGCCAGTGGAGATCAAGGTAGTGGCTGGGTCTAGGTCGGGCTCTACGCTTGTGGCGCGGTGGTCGGCTGGTGCGGTGTTTGACGAGTTCCCTCGAATGCTTGGAGAGGGGGAGGCTGTGGTGAACTGGGACGACATGCGGAAGGCGGTCTTGCTTCGCATCCTTCCAGGCTCTCAGGTGGTGAGCATCGGCAGTCCTTGGGCACCGTTCGGGCCTGCGTACAACGTGGTGAAGGAGTACTTCGGGCGACCTAGCCGGCAGATGATTGTGATCAAGTCGCCTGGCTGGGATATGAACCCGCAGCTCTGGACGCCTATGGCGGTACGGGATGCGGAGGAGAAAGACCCGCAGGCGTTCAGGACGGACGTTGCGGCGGAGTTCGCGCAGCCCGAGGAGTCTCTTATCCTTCAAGACTCGCTCGATGCGGCGACGAGGCCTCATCCTCTTGTCGAGCCTCCTAAGCCTGGGGTGCAGTACTCAGCGGCGATTGACCCGGCGACACGAGGCAACGCCTGGACGCTGATTGTAGCGTGCCAGGAGGGGCAGACACGGCGCGTAGTGCTCACGAGGCAGTGGATAGGCACCTCGGCCTTGCCGCTGCGTCCTGCTGCCGTCCTGGCTGAAGTGGCGAAGATATGCAAGGCGTACCGGGTAGGGGTTCTTGACTCGGACCAGTACTACGGCGACGCCTTGAGAGACCTCGCGGCGCAGCAGAAGCTCATCCTGATTGTCCATGCCTGGAACGAGCGAGAGAAGCTGTCGAAGTTCTTGGCTCTGAAGACCATGTTCGAGCAGGGCATGGTGGAGATACCGTCCGACCCGGTGCTGCGTGCCGACTTGAGCCGCATCAAGAAGGTGCTGAAGGCGAGCGGGGCTAGCATTAGCTTTCCTCGCACGTCGGATGGCCGCCACTGCGACTACGCGCCTTGCCTCGCCATGGCTCTAGGCCGCTACTGGCAGAACGAGGAGGACGTGCAGGAGGCGCAGACCGACCTGGCCAAGATGGGCGCGGAGGAAGCTAAGATGTTCAAGCGCATCATCGACAAATCGAAGGTTGACGACGCTTGGGGCTACTCCTGGTAGGCCTCTCGTGCTAACACAAGCTCTGTAATCTGCACGGTTACACCGAGGCTCAAACGTTTTCGGCGTTTGAGTCTCACAAGCTCCTCGACGTTTGCGCGTTTGGGAGCTTCTTTTTTACTTGATCGTGAAAGTTGACACCACATGGAGCGGCGTGATACCGATGGTACTGTTGCAAGACGCCGTGCAGGCCTCAACGGTTCTGCGGTAGCACTGAGGCTCCCTGAAAGGTCATGGAGTCCTAGTCTAGCAAGAGCGCAGCACCGCCCGCTTAAGGCGGCGTGCTGCGTATCTCGATAAGATAATGCAAAGTTTTATCGCTGCTTGGCTCTCGATAGTCGAGTCCTGGGAAAAGATAGACTTGTTTAGAGTCAGTCTCTCTTGTACGGCTCTGCTGCTACCTGCTACGCATAAAAAAAGAGTTGACGTTACACGCGGATAGGTAAACAACGTCGGCTGATGGAGTTTACAACCCAGCCGACTCCTTGGTACGACTCTCTTGAGTCTGGACACGACCCGCATAGCTATATTGCGGAGCGCGTGAAGCATATTCGCGACATGCAGCAGGTGCGGCGCAACTCGATTCGTCGCTGCCAGCAGATGTACGGCGTTGACTTGTCGGCTTACGGCATGGCTCCAGATAGCACGATTGATCGGCGCTTCAGTGTGAATCACCTGAAGAACGCCATCGACACGCTGCAAGCCAAGATTAGCCGGCACCGCATCCTGCCGTTCGCTGTCACGAGCGGCGGCGACTACATGCAGCGCAAGCGAGCCGAACAGCTCTCTCGCTTCATCGAAGGCTCCTTCGAGGACACTGGCTTCTACGCCAAGGTTCCGCGAGTCGTCCTAGACGTGCTCGTGGCCGGCACCGGATGCGTCAAGATTGTCTCGACCTACGGCAAGCTCGCTCTCGAAGTCGTTCCGATGCTGGACTTGTACGTCGATGACGCCGAGGCCCGCTACGGCCAGCCGCGCTCGATGCACCAGCAGATTCTCATGGACCGCTCCGTCGTTCTTGACCTCTACGGCGACGCGGACTCAGACCTTTTTGGCTCTCGCGCTGCGCGCCGTGCCGCTATCGCAACCTGCGCGCTTCCGTTCGACGGCGACGATGGGGCCTTTCTCGTCAACAGTCGCGCGGACATGATCTACGTCACTGAATCGTGGCACCTTCCGTCGTCGCCTGGAGCGAAAGACGGTCGCCACATCATCAGCATCGACAACGCCACCCTGCTCGTAGAGGATTGGGAGCGGGATAACTTCCCCTTCGCCTTCCTCCGACGCAATACGCCCATCGCTGGCTTCTGGGGGCCTTCGGCAGTGTTCGAGTTCGCCCCTGCGCAGGCCGAACACAACACCCTGTCGCGCAAGATTCAAGAAGCCCATCACATCATGGGCGGCTCGCACATTCTCATCCAGGCCGGTACGCTCGGGAAGCAGTCCGAGATGGATAACGGCATTGGTACGGTCATCGAATACCTGCCAGGCGGCGCTCCTCCGCAGGTGTTCAACCCCGATCCGGTCAACCAGCAGACGTATGCTTACCGTTCAAGCATTCCTGGTGAGATTAACCAGGGCCTCGGCCTGTCCGACATGAGCGTCCATTCGGAACTTCCGGCTGGACTCCGTGCCGCATCAGGCAAAGCCCTGCAAGTCTTTGAAGACTTCGAGGCAGAACGCCTTCACGTCTTCCACAAGCTCAACGAACAGTTCGCCGTGGACGTTGCGATGCGCCTCGTTGACGAGGCAGAGGCTCTTCTTGCCTCCGACGTAGACGTATCGGTCGCACGTCCTACCAAGCGCACGCTTGAGCAGGTCTCGTGGAGCGAAGTGCGCATGGACGCACGCGAATACCGCCTGCGCGTCTACCCTATCTCGAACCTTGCCAAGCAGCCCTCGGCAAAGTTTGAGCAAATTCTCTCGATGGCTCAGTATCAGCTCATCGACAAGACCATGCTGCGCAAACTGCTCGATATGCCAGACCTGGACGCTGAAGAAGACCTTCAGAACGCTCCGATTGATGCAGTCGATCAGCAGCTCTACGAGATTGTAGAGAACCGCAAGTACACGAGCCCCTCCCGCTACATCGACCCGCAGCTCGCCATCACGCGCGCCAAGCTCTTCTACGCGAAGTGCATGGTGGACCGCGTGACCGACAAAAAGATG